ATTAACGCTAATTTTGGATGTCCAGAAAAGGAATGTAAATAAAGAAAGGAAAAGTATGACAGATCAGTTAGACCTTTTTCAAGATAAACCGCTCCTTACACGGAAAGAGGATATCAAAAGTTATAAATCTTATTCCCGAATAAAAACAGGCTATCATAAACCGTTGGAAGTCATCGATGAGGACGTCGATATAGAATTTTCGGAAGAAAAGATAATTTTGTTAAATAAAGAGGCAAAATAGGAGCAAAAAACACAAAAAAAATCTCTTTAAAATCTGAGAGTTCTCGATTTAATTTCAGGCAAAAAACCTCTTTAAACTTTTTTAGACCACTCGGGCACTCGGTAGAGGTTAAAAAGGGATTTACTATTTAACACAATTAGAATTCTGTATAATTCCGAAAGCCTTATAAAATAAAGGTTATAAAATATTTTAATTTATTTTGATATAATACTTTACTTTTTATTTAACCTATGTTATAATTTTATTAGATAGATAAAATATATTATAGGGGGTGTTTAAGATTAATATTGTAGAGCCAATCAGATCAGAAAATCAGATAAAACAGATCAGGGGGAATTTATACCGGCAAGAGAATCCCCGGAACTATCTGTTATTTGTTTTTGGTATTAACTCCGGGCTGAGAATTGGGGATATATTATCCCTTAAACTTGCAGATGTTAAAGATAGCCAGGGCAATTTAAAAGATTATTTGACTATCAAAGAACAGAAAACCGGAAAGACTAGGAAAGTATTTTTTAATAAGCAGATTAAAGAAGCCTTAAATCATTACTTGAAAAAGACCGGTATATTTGACCTGGACCGATACCTATTTACTAACGAGAAATCGAAAGAAAATAAACCGATTACCAGGATCAGGGCTTACCAATTAATAAATGAATGGTGCCGGGAAGTGGGAATTAAACATAAGGTTGGTGGCCATACGCTTAGAAAAACCTTTGGTTATCATCTGAGAATGCAGGGGGTAAGTATAGAACGGATCTCTAACTTACTAAATCATCAAAATATCAAAGTAACTTTTCGATATATCGGGATAAACGATGACGAAAACAAAGAGGTTATTAATGGCTTTGGGATTTAAGAATTATAATTTAGGCAGCACAATAAAAAAATATTATCAGGCAATCTAAAATTTAAGGGTAGATTTTAATAAGAATCTCTAACTTTGCCTTATGATTCTACCTTAAAAAGCCTTCAAGCGTGGATTTAGGGGGTAAATCGGGGGTAAAAAAGGTTATCCTGATTAAATTAAATAATAAAGGGGGGTTTAGATAGATGAGTAAGATAGTTTCCTTTCTTTACTCTTTGGCCAGAACGGCCAACGATATCGAAAAAATATCCTCTGGTGATCCTAAGAAGATAGCCCGGAGATTAAAAAATAAATTTATAGGTAGAAAACTAATCAGAAAGATTTGGAAGTTTCCATTCTAATTAAGAAGGGAGTTAATAATGAAAAATAAAATAGGGTGGTGTAACTTGACCTGGAATCCGGTGGTTGGCTGCAGGAGAAATTGCGATTACTGCTATGCCAGGGAAATGAACACCAGGTTTAGATTCATTAAATTTTGGAATGATCCTGAATGGAAAGAAAATAATTTTAGAAAGAAATTCCCTCAAAAGACCCAGAAAATATTTATCGGAAGCATGTCAGAAATTCATTACTGGGATAAGAAATGGGTAGAAAAAGTATTAAAGAAAATAAAACAATATCCTCAACATGTCTTTCAATTCTTAACAAAATATCCTGATATATATTTTGGGAAATATGAATTTCCTAAAAATTGCTGGTTAGGAACTACCATTACAGGGCCATTAAATAAGGGACCTATGGAATATTATACAGAGAAGGCTTTTAATCTTAATAAAGATAATCTAAAATTTATTAGTTTTGAGCCATTATTAGAAGAGGTAGAACTTAATTTTAAAGTTGGTTGGGTGATAATCGGCGCTGAAACCGGGCAAAGACCTGACAGGGTTATTCCCAAAAAAGAATGGATCGAAAAAATAATTGACTATTGCCGGGATAAGGATATCCCTATTTATCTAAAGAACAGTTTAAGGGAAATTTATCCGGTGGAAATAAAAGAATTTCCAGGAATCAAAGCAGAATTACTATTTTAAAGTTAAAGGGGGTGATATAGATAAATGAAAATAAACGAAATTAAAGCCGGTGAGGTTTTCTATATAGGTGGCAGCAAAACCTATCCTAAATTAAAACTTGATATCGGGTATGTAGATATGCGGGACGAGATACCGCAAGGGTGCGAAGCCCACACCATGAATTTCGATTGTGAACTGATGACTGAAAAAGAAATTGAAACAGAGTTTAAAAAATATGGAATGACTATTGATGATGTAAAAAATCTTAAAAGGAAATTGAGTTTAAGATTCAATTAAAGAAGGGGGTATATAAGAAAATGAAAAAGAAAGTTTTAATATCGTTCTTTATCATACTTTTAATTTTGGCCTTAACCGGTTGCGTGGTTGCTCCGGAATTAACTGATAGGTTTTTGGCAGAAGAAAGAGTTTATAATTACTGGCAGGCAATCATTAACCGTCAATATGGATTAGCTAAATGTTTCTGTATAATTGGTGGAGTCTGGGATAACAAGGTTGACGAGTGGGAAGAATATATCAATATTAATTCTGAAGGAGAGTCCTCCTATTTAATTATTTATTTCGATAAATTTTATAAACCGACTGAGGTAATCGGAGATAATGCTGTGGTATATGCAAGAATTATTACTGATAAAGAAGTTTTTCCCACTAAAAAAATAAGTGGAATGGACATTGATATTTTCGAATACGAAACAGAATTGATCAAGCCAAATTACCCATACGGAAACTGGGAACTTAAATAAAATTTAAAAAAGAAATTGAATCTTGGCGGTCCGGCTTTCTCTCTCCAGAGTTCTCCGGATTGCCGATCCCTGCTCTCCGGTCTTTTTTAGTAATTTCTCCGGAGAACAGGGTTATTCAAAAATTAAAGGTGGTGATCCTATGATCAATAAAAAAAATATTAAGCTCGGGGCCCCGAGTATGAAGAGAAATTCTTTCCTAAATGCTAAAGGTGGCCTGGATCTAATCGAAAAATTTGTAGGTGTAGATTATCTACCTTACGAAAAGAAAAAGATTAAAAAATCGAAAGCTAAGAGGTGATTAATTATGGCATATAGAACAAAGGCCTCTCATCTCTCACTCGATCCCGAAAAAAGAGAAAATCAGCTTAGAAATTTAGTCCAGAATAGAATGAGGAGAGCAAGGAAAGGGGAAGTTATACCAGAACCGCTAAACAATCCGAACTATCCCAATGATGTCATTAAATTTCTAGAGGAACAATTTTTTATACCGGAGACAAAAAGTCCGATAGTTTTAGAAAATTTTCAAAAGGAAAAGATACTGGAACCGCTATTTTATGGGGATCGATCTTATACTATGGCATTAATTGGAGAGCCGAAAAAGTCAGGAAAATCTTGTCTAGCCGCTGGGATCGCTAACTGGTATTTATTCACTCAGGGGATCAGACCAGGGGAGAACGTTGAGGTGTTATTATGCGCCTCTGATAAAGAACAAAGCTCCTGGATTGTTTTTTCTAAGATAAAAGAAGCTATCCGTATGAATCGAAAGCAATTAATGCAATGCGATATTACCGCTGACAGAATAGAAATTCCTCACAAATCTACGGTCTGCCGGGTCTTGGCTACGGATGTATCAGGAGCCGGGCAAAATGCTGACCTTGTCATATTCGACGAATTATATCTATACCGCTATGAAGGAATGAAGGATTTTTTTGAAGTAATGACTACGACCCCCACAAAACCGCATCCGCTAATTTTGATCATTACCACGGCAGGATACAATCAGGATTCAGAAGATCTGTTATATTCACTCTATAAGAAGGGAATGGAATTAAAGAAAGATCCTGATCCTTCATTTTTTTTCTGGTGGGATGAAGGAGAAAAAGCAAATAGAATGCCCTGGCAAAATAAAAAATATCTTGATCAACAAAAGGGCAGGTTAAGGAAAAATACCTATTTAAGATTACATGAAAATCGATGGGTAGAAGATATTACCCAATTCATAGACATAGATAAATTTGACCAGTGCGTTAATGAAGAATCAACTCCCGTCTTACCGGATAAAAATATAAAAATATGGGTGGGAGTGGACGCTTCGATCAGTGGAGATTCAACCGCAGTGGTGGCGGTTACCAGGAGAAAAGATAAGATAATCTTAGCTAATTATAAAAAGTGGCAGCCTACAAAGGAAAACCCGATAGATTTAGAGGAAACGGTAGAGAAATATTTAATTGATTTATCCCGGGATTTTAATCTGCAAGTGGCTTATTATGATCCCTACCAGTTACACCGGTCCGCTGTTACCTTAAAAAAGAAGGGTCTCTTTATGAAAGAACTCCCTCAGACGGTTGGGAATACGATTGATTTTTCTCAGACCCTTTATGATCTGATTCAATTCGGCAATATCGAATTTTATCCTTCTCCAGAAGTAAGGAGACACGTTAAAAGCTGTAAGGCTAAGGAAATGGATCGAGGATATCGAATTGTCAAGGAATCGCATTCCGAAAAAATCGATATTGCGGTGGCCCTGGCTATGGCCAGTTTGGGCGCGGTAAAAAGTTTTAACCAGGAGAGGGAAGAAAAACCGCAGATCATTCATTCTGAGGGCGGTTATGTCTGGGTTGAGAATCCTGACGAACCGGAAGAATTCGGATATTTGCGAAGGGTCCCAATTGACAATCCCTAATAAAATAATTTATAATAATTTGACTTAATTGTTTTTGTATAGTAAAATGGAATAAATAAAAGAAGGAGATTAAAATAATGAAAAATGAATTTTTGAATTCTACGGATATTTCAAGAATTTTGGGCGTAACTCCACCTACAATAATCAATTTAATAAACGAAGGACGGATAAAATCTTCCAAAGTAATTGAAAGGACCAGAAGAGTAGATCCGGAAGATCTTATAAGCTATCTTGAAAATTTGGGGAATGATAGAAGGTCAATGGCTGGATTTAAAAAAGATATATACAGTTTTCTATATAGCAAATATAACAATATGGAATATTTGAAGGAATCAAATAAACAAGCCAATTTATATGAAAAATATTCTGAAGAAAGGTTCGAGGCTTTAAAAAAATGATACAGGATAACGAAGAAAAAGCCAGAGAATTAAATCAAATTACAATCGATAGGTGCCAGCATAAAATACGTTTTTTGATAAATGGGATGAGAAACACCGAAATAATCCTGAGGGAATTTATAACTACTGTCCGGGCTGAAATGAAAAAACTGCAAACCCTGATTCCCCAAGAAGAATGTAATGAATTTTATAAAAAATGTTTTGGGTTTATAGAGACCCAGCCTAATATATTACGAAAGGCTAATCAAATAATTAATAGAACAGAGCCCGACATAATAAAAAAAGCTAATCAAATAATTAATGAACTTTCCAAAAAAGAATTTAACTAGGGAAAGGATAATTAAAATGGGTGATGAAATTTTACTTGATGACAAAGAATTTTTAGCTGCCTGCGTAGAAGCAGGATTAGAAAAAAGCTTAAATAAATATACCTCAAAAATCAGTGATCAACGTGTGTCCGAAGGAATCAAAACTTTCGAGAAGAACAGGGGAGATAAAACACTAACCGATCAGGAAAGGATATCCGGACTAGAAAAAGAGATCTCAGATTTAAAGAGTGGAATAGCTAAAGGCGATTTAAATACTCAAATCAAGGCCGAACTGAGAAAGTCAGGACTCGATGAGGATTTAATCAAATACATCAGAATTGATAATTCTGAGAAGGTGGGGGAGGCTGTGAAGGCCTTAAAAGACGACATTCTCAATCTCCAACAAAAGGAAATTGATATAAAATTAAAAGAGGGTGGAATCCCTCCAAAAGGTGAAGCAATCAAGATTGATTCCGTTATCGAGAAATTTGTAGAAGGCAAAAATCTCGGCAAGACTGGGGGACCTTTTGAAGGGAAAGCATCTGAAAACAAAATTAAAGGAGATTGAAAATTATGGTTAATTTTTTATCAGAAATAACAGAGAAATCAATGGGGACATATCTTGACAAACGGAAATGGTTAAAACGATATTATTTAGATTATTTTCCTTTAGTCTCGACCCCATTTCTTTCGTATGAAGTTTTAATTGGAGTTATGGGAATCAGTGCTGCCGATCTGGTTTCATTTAACAGCAGTGCCCCCGAAAAGACCCGAAGGGTGCTTGATAGATTACAGGGGTCATTACCGGCTATCAGAGTAAAAAGGACTATGGATGAGAACGCAATTAATCAATACCTGGTGGCAAAAGCTACTATCAAGAACGATGCCGATATGAATAATCTGCTCGAAATGGTTTATGGAGACATTGATTTTGTGGTGGAAAGTTGCCAACAGCGCTGTGAATGGATTGCCTTGCAGGCTCTAAGTCAAACCAAAATTTCTTTAAATTCATCGAATAGTGCCGGGACAGTTACAGAAGAGGCGATAAATTTTGGACTCCCTACTGACAACCAAGAGGTTTGCGTGGATGCGACTAGATATTGGACCGTGGCAAACGCTTTGACCTGTCTACCTATAACAGATATCCAAACCATAGTAACCGAAGCCTTGAAAAAAGGCGTAAAAATAGCCCACATCCTTATGAATAGCACAAAATTCGTAGATTTTAGATCAAGTGCCGAAGTTAAGGATTTCATTTATGGTATTCTGGTAAGCGAAAGCGGAATAATGCCGGGCGTGAGTCCCACACTTGCGACAATCAATAAGATTTTGGTTGAATCAGGATTACCGGATATCAGACTGATCTCAACTTTTATCGATCTTGAGGATAGGGACCATAACATACTATCGGTTGACCCCTGGCTTGACGCTGATGGTAAGGATCAGTTTGTAACATTTATCCCCGAGCCACCTTTAGGAAAAATGCTTTTCGGACCGATTGCTGCCGAATCGATAAAAGATCCGGGAATCATCCAAAAAAAGGTGGGACACGTCCTTTGCCAGAGCGTTTGTTCGCAAGACCCTGTAATGGTTTCGACTATCGGGTTGTCTAACGTTTTTGTATGTTTCAACCGAATTAATGAAGTGTGGAGTTTGAACACTGAAAGCCACACAACTTGGTAAAATAAAAATATCCCTGTGCGACGTCGATCAACACAGGGAGAAAATCCCGGAGATCAGTATCCTCTGGGTCATTCTATAAGGGGTGAAAGACCTGATAACTTTCACTTTTTATTATTTCTTTTAGTAAACGGGGGAGGGCAATTTGAACTCCCCTGTCAATTTATTTCTTTTTAATTTGTAAACTCAGAATCAATTTCTTCTTTTCTCCGTCTCAGGGGAAGAGATCAAAGACTCTTCCCCTGCAATTATAATTATTTATTTATTACAAAAAAATTAAGGGGTTGGAATGATCAATAAAGAGGAAACCGTATCCTTTACAGAAGCGTCAAAGATACTGGGGAAAAGTAAGAGGACTTTATCAAGATATATCAAGAAAAAGTTAATAATACCGGAAAAAATAAAATCTCAGAAGGGGATTAAGTATTGTTTTAACTTGGCTGAACTGGAGAGCCTTAAGAAGCCGGACACTACCGGACAAACGACAGGACAAAATAAAAAAACGATTATAAATAATGACACCTTGTCATTTCTCAAAGACACTATGAAGCTTTTACAAAAGCAGTTGAAAGCTAAGGACACTCAAATTAAGCAATTACTTGAAAGACAAAGGGAAGCAAATATTTTAATGGGGCAATTACAAAACAAAGTTTTTTTGTTAGAAGATAAATCAAAGGGCAAACGACCGGACAAAAAAGACCAGACAGATGACATGACAAGTCAAATCAAATGGCAGGGGATAAATGACTTCCTTAAGCGGTTATTTAAGAGGACTAACTAAAAAGAAATTCAGAATGTTTTTTGGTAGAATTTTTTGTTAGGTGATAAAAAAAAAGAGAGCGAAAACCGACCAGGTTTAAACTCCCTTTTTTGAAAAAGTATATATCGCCAAGAACTAGGCTTTTTATATAATATCAGATTTTAAAAAATATATCAAGTTCTTGGGTAAGGAAAAACCTAAATTATGAATACCAGGAAGAGGATTTTAGATATTTTATCCCGGAGTGAAAAACCTCTGGGTCCTAAAATTATTGCCTCTGAGCTTAAAAAAACAAGTGCAAACATAAGAAAGATACTATCTAATTTATGTAAAGAGGGAAAGATCACTAGGGCTGGCTATGGTAAGTATGCGGTGCTAAGTGTGAATGTTTCTGTGAATGTCTCAAATAAAACTGTGAATGCTAAGGCTCCTGAGGCGAAACATTTAATTTATAAAGAGATTTATAAATATCAAAAAGTATATTTAAAAAAGTTAAAGGTGAATGATCCTGAGGCTTTTGAAAAGATACGGTCCGCGAAAAATAGATATCTCAAAAACTGGCGGGTTAAAAATCCAGACTATAACAAGAAATGGCTCAGTGCATATTATAAAAAACACCCGGAGAAGTTTCGGGAATATATGAGGCGATACTGGTTAAAGAGATCTCTATCTCAGGGGTGATATTTTAAAAAGTAGGTCCGGAGGTATATGAAAAAATTTATAAAAAATATGATTTACTTCTTTTTTAATCTCAAGCGCCTGTTATTAAAGAAAAGTCATAAATTATTTTAAGGTCTTTAGCTTATATTTTAACCAGGTTAAGGAAAAGTAAAGGCACTTCATACCAGCCTAGATAAGGAAAGCGTTTTTTTAGGGGTATTTAAGGGGTATTCTGGGGTATGTAGAGAAATTAAGGGAATAATTATAGTTACGGTTAATAAATTAAAAGATGTATAGCTTTACCGGCAGTTGGGCAATCGATCCCTTCTGCTTTTGGCCAGTGGGGAGTTACAGGTCAACCCCTTGCTCCCTGCTGGTATGAAAGGGGTTGTAGTATGATAAAAAAAAGAAAAAAAGGTCCACCTTTTGTTAGGATATTTCACGAACTAATTGATTCTAAGGCATGGAAGGAATTAAGTTGTTATGCTAGGGCCGTATATATTGAAATATACCGTAAATATAACGGCAGTAACAACGATAATTTATCTTATACTTACCGGGAAGCAAGTAAGATTATGCATAGATTAACGTTTACCAAGGCTTTAAGGGAATTAGTTAATAATGGTTTAATTGATATTATTAGGTCCGGAGGGCTTCACAAAAAATGCAATATATTCGGTTTATCGGATAGGTGGAAATTTTATGATCAGGAGAATTTTAAACCTGGTAAGTTGAAAGTTTTAGATAAAGATTTATAGTATAAAAATATTTATAAGGTATAAATATATACCTTGATAGGATATAAATATATACCTTGTGAACGAAGAAATTGCTATTCATAAGGTATAAATATATATCCTGTTGGGTAGTTTTTGAATATTCTCAAGGTATAAATATATACCACCTTTCTATATCTATACCATACTACCCTCTTATTTTTTATCTTAATCTTAAATCTTAGAGAAGCTTAAAAGGACCTAGGCGAGGTATTTTGAAGGATAGGCTATCATAGGCTATCAGAAAGATAAAAAAATGAAAAGAGGATTTTTAGGGCGAACATTTGCTTGTTTTTTGTTTGCTGTTTAATATAGTTAAAAAATTAAAAAAGAGGTAATTGAAAATGAGCCATTACGATTATGAAAAATCAAAAGAGATATCGGCAAAAGATCCGCCTTTCGCTTCATTAATTATGTCTGCCGGAAGGAAAGCCGATACTAAAAACTTTACTAAATTAAAATTAATGTTTCCGGAGATCATAGACGAACTGGAAAAAAGATATTATGCGCCGGGGGGAATATTACCAGAAGAAATAAAAAAAGAGGCGATATTGAATGATATTAAAGTGGACCAAAAAGTATAAAGATAAATGGGGCTATACTTCAGCAAAAGAACTTTATATAAAAGATACAGAATGTTTGAAAAAACCTTGTTTTAGACTTCACGATTGGAACCATGACGGACATTTGGTTTGTATCATTAACGCTAATTTTGGATGTCCAGAAAAGGAATGTAAATAAAGAAAGGAAAAGTATGACAGATCAGTTAGACCTTTTTCAAGATAAACCGCTCCTTACACGGAAAGAGGATATCAAAAGTTATAAA